CGTTAATAATAGTGTTCAACCCGACTGGAGCAACCTATCACAAAAGAAGGTGCAGCCTAAATTTAAGATAGCGGCTGATGGCACAAGACCACAAGGATATGATTTTGACGGGATAGATTCCAGATGCTTTTTAAGCGTTATATCATACGTAGGCGCAAGGGAATGTTTTTTTAATACCGATGACATGAACTATGTGTTTGGAACATTCCGCAGCCTGTTTATTGATGCGCAGTTAATACCTTAGTTCTGGCTTGTGTAGCCATGACTACCAGCCGAAAAATCAAAATGCGCCATATTGTCTATATTCAAATAGATATTTGATTTATGCCATTGATTACCGTTATCATCAAACCATATAGAAGGTGAAGCCCCACAAGTTGAATATGCCGTAGTAGTATCAAATGCGGTTTTGCCAATCCAGCATCTATTGTAATACGCAGCAGCACTATTCCATAAGCTATCATAAGACCATACAAACAGCTTTTCATTTTTATATATCACATAGCTGGTATCATATGATTGATAGGACTGCATACTATCAACTGCGCTATCCGCATAATTATTCTTAAAGCACCTAAGTGTGGCATTACCCCAATGGTAAATAAAGTGCATACCCGTTGGCGGTTGTGTAGCCTGATTAACCACAATGGTGGTGTTGTATTCTTTCTTGCAAGAGGCAAGTATAATGACGGCAAATAATAGTATAAATGTTCTCATACATCAAATGTATGAACTTTTTTTAAAAAAAGGTGTACACACTAAACCATTACCCCCTATTCTTTAGCGGAATTTTATACTGTGAAGTTTAAATACTCTCCCAATCCAGATGCCGAAGTACCATACATGCTAATAAATACCCATATCGGGAAAGACGATAAGGGGAATAATGGCATAATGGGGGATGAGTTTCAAAACGAGTTGTTCGAGTTTGAAAGGCAGGGAAAGAAAAGGGTAGAAGTTCTTATAAATACTGTTGGCGGAGTAGTGATAGACGGGTGGAATATCTATGGTGCTATGAAATTATTGAATAGCAGGGGTATAACACAAGTTGACACACTTTGTATAGGCATAGCAGCAAGTACAGGCGGATGGGTTTTTCAGGCAGGCAAGAAAAGACGCATGTTTGATTACAGTAGCCTGATGATGCACAACCCACACGGGGCGGATGATGAAGATAGCCAGTCATACAAAGTATTCCGAGATAGCATAGTAACGATGTTGTCATCTAAAAAAGGCATAGAGGAAAGTAAGGTATCTGAAATGATGGATGCAACAACCTTTATGACAGCCGATGAATGTTATTCATTGGGTTTTTGTGATGAAATAGTACTAAGCAAAGAAGCGCAACAGGGCATAAGAGTAGTAAGTAATGTGATTGAGAAGTGGAAAGCGGGCAATCTGATTTTAAACAGTTATATACAACCTAAAAATAATAAACTAATGAACCAAGTAACAAATGCTTTAGGTCTTCATAATGAAGCATCAGAAGGCGCAATACTTGAAGCGGTTAATAAGATGAAAGAAGATTTAAGACTTCTGAATCTTGACCGTGAAACAGAAATGAAAAAACATGAGGATGCTTTAAATGAGGCTGCAAATGCTCTTAAAGAAGCTACCGATAAATATAATGCGTTGAAAGAAGCACATGATAAAATGTGCAATGAGATGGAAGATGCGAAGAAAGAAGCTGAAGAAGCTGAAAAGAAACGCAACGAAGAAGACTGCAAAAATATGATAGTAGATATTGCCAAAACTGGCCGTATTGAAAATAAAGAGGAAGTTATTAAGGAATGGTTGAATACAGCACTTACCATTGGTAAAGACAAGTGTAAAAACTTGTTAGAGGCTATACCGTTGAACGTGAACGCCCCTAAGCAAGAAGGTGCATTTGAACCTAAGAATGTAGGCGATGTAAACTTCGTTCCTACCACACCTGCCGAATTGAAAAAACAATTAAGAAAACAAAATAAACTGTAAGCACGATGGCTTTGCAAATTAATGATAAATCGTACATTGGTAAGTTTGCCAGCGCATACTGGACACCCGTTCTTTTTGAAATGGATACGGTTAAAAAGGGCGTTATCAATGTAATAGACAGCGTAAAGAAAACGTTGAACATTGGCAATATTGATTTCACGGGCGGTTTGCAACCCCGTCAGGCCGTACCAACAACCGACAACGGTAGCTGGACAGTTGACAAAAAAACCATCACACCGAAAGATGCGATGCTTTACACCCGCTTTAACCCAAGAGATTTAGAAGATCATTGGGAAGCTGAAAACTTATCAGAACTGCTTTTGGAAAGAAAGCTGCCTGTTGAGTTTGAAGCATATGCCATGTATATGATGATGGGTCGTGTTTTCGAGCAATTGGAAACAGGTATCTGGCAGGCATCTACTGGATATAGCACCATCACAGATACAACCGATAGCCGTTATAACATTCAGTTCTTTGATGGTATCATCAAACAATTGATTAATGATAGTTCAGTATTGAACTACGCATCACCAGCGACCATCACAACATCAAATATCCTTACGTTCCTTGATGGCTTGTTAAGCCTGATAGTAATCAACAAGAAAGGTTTAATATCAAAAGATAGTTCATTTAAACGCATGAAATATCTGATGTCGCCTAACACATGGTTGATATATACACAGGCATTAGTTAACACTACATACAAAGGTATCAACTTCCCAGAGAAAGGTACTCCAGTATGGAAAGGTTATGGTATCGAGGTGTTGAATGGTATTCCTGATAACACGATCCTTTTTGGTGAGTTCGTAAGTTCTTTTGATGGTGCGTTGCATATCGCATATAACAGTAAGGATGATGAGAACACAATCGAAATGAAGAAATGGCGCCCAGAAGCGGAATTATACTTCGTGAAAGCCTTACTGAAAATGGATATTCAGTACAAATACGGTAATGAAATCGCAATGATGACAACTTTAACAGCAGCAAACTTCGTAGCATAATATGAAACAGATACTTAGCATAATTTTTATTGCGCTTGCATTTGGCGCATCAGCACAAAGCGCACTTCCACGTTATAGCAACGCTAAAGGTGGCGATAATTCGGGAGCATTTGAAAACCACTATTTTTATGCTGTTTCAGATACAGCAGGTGCAACGGTAGATACTACACGCCTAAGCCCACGTCATTCTAATATTGACGTAACTGTGGCTATGACGGATAGCGTATGCCTTGCGTTTAAGACGCTTAAAGGTTGCTACCTGAATGATGAACTGGCTTTATGGATAACAGGTCAGGCAACTAATACAGGTCAGTTTGTTTACTTGTCAGGTAACTGGGTAGTTTCAACAGGCACAGCCAAAATAGCCATTACAGCTAACAAGAAATCAATTATTCGTTTCCGATTTGACGGCACGAAGTGGGTTGAAACATCACGAAATCTAAACTATTAATATCATGGCTCTGAATATTCCTGAAGTACAAAAAGCTGATATAGTACAGACTATCAAAGATAACCCAGCAATTAAACAAGTTCATTTTACGGCAGATGGTAATCATCATTTTACCGTACATGAATTTGAGGGCAAAAAATATAGTCGTTTACATGCAAAGTTTGTTCCAAAATCTGGTGATGGCGGTATGGCTGAAAAAGTAATTTTTGGCAAACCAGAACACCAAATAGTAGAAACACAAAGCGCAAGCGAAATTCTTGGTACTAATACCAAAAAAGGTAAATAATGTCATCACAAGCTAACGTTAAGTTTATATATGGACAGAATCAACTTGGGCAAGTTGCACAGGGTTTAGATTTTGTTCGCGGTTTGCAGTTATATGGGGTAGCCCCTGGTTCTTTTGCCGTAACAGCTACACAAGCTGTATTTAGTATATCAGATGCGGAAAGCAAAGGTATAGTAAATGACTACGCAGATGAAACGAAACCGCAAGCCACTTACCTTATTACCACAAAAGGTAATACAGGTGATACGATAAACTTTAGTGTTACCGAAGTGAATCCTAATGGGTTAACTACTTCTGTTAACTTAGGTACTTATACTACTGGGTCAGGTGCTACTACGATAGCGGCACAGGGAGCGGCAATAGCAGCGGTAATTAACGCAGGTACTTATATACATGGCTATACAGCTTCTTTCCTTACGGCGACCCTTACAATAACAGGCCGTGCGGGATTAGGTGTATCATTGAATACAGGTAGTCCGGTAAACGTAACTATCACAGGTGCTTATGTAGGTACTTTAACACAGCCCGCATCTGCAACAGTAGGCGTTGCATCAAACAAAGCAATCTGGCATTATCTAATATCAGAGTTTTTCAGAGCCAACCCAACGGGTAAACTTTGGATAAACTTTAATAGCACCGTATCGTCTACCTATGCTGATATAGTAACACTACAACAGAATGCACAGGGTGAATGCCGAATGATTGGCGTATATGACCCTACATCAGTAAATGCTTCTACGGTAGATTCAAACGTTACTTTGCTTAACAATATCATGTTGACATTGCCACAATCAATGCAATGTAATATTGTTTATGCTCCGAATATTAAGGGTGTATCTGATTTATCAACTTTGATAAACGGTCAGACACACACATTTGCTAATCCGTTCACTTCGATTTGTATCGGTCAGGATGGTAAAGCGGTTGGTGCGCAGTTGTTTGTTACAAGTGGCGCATCTATACCATGTCTTGGTTATTTGTTAGGTACATCAAGTTCAGCAGCAGTAAGCCAGAATATTGGTGAGGTTGGGGCGTTCAACGCAAGCAATGGTATTGAATTAGATACGCCAGCATTTACAAACGGTCAATTATATGCTTCTTTGGCAGCTTCTTTGGTTGACCAAATAGATAGTTACAGATACATATTCCTTTGTAAATACCCTTCATTCTCTGGTACTTATTTCAACAATGATTATACCTATACCACACAGACAAGTGATTATAGTACTATAAGCAGAAACCTTACCATACAAAAATCAATCAGAGGGGTTTATAATGGTGTATTACCATTATTGAAATCACGTATTGACCTTAACGCTGATGGCACAATAAGCCAAGTAACGGCACAGATATTTGATACGGCAGCATCACAGCCATTAGTACAAATGGTGAAAGATGGCGACCTGTCAAGTGGCATGATAGCGCAGGGTGCATTGGTTAGCGGTGTGGTTAATATAAACCCTACACAAAATGTACTTAGCACCAATAAGGTTGCTATTGGTTTAAAACTTTTACCACAAGGCGTGGCAGATTATATCGAGGTGGGTATTTCTTTCACGGCAAAACTTAAATAATAATGTTAGTTAACGGCAATTTATATGCTTGGGGACAAATAACAATACTTGTAGGTAATAACCCACTTGTGTTTATATCGTCTATATCTTTTAGAAAGAACACTAAAAAAGATAACCATTATGGCATAGGTGATGAGCCTGTGGGTCGTGGTCGTGGCAATAAAGAGTATAGTGGCAGTATTGATTTATACATGGAAGACATTAAACGTCTTATTGATGGTTCACCAGATAGCAGCTTAGATAGTATTCAACCGTTCTCTATTAAAGTATTGTATGGTAATCCACTTGCTCCAACTGTTGATATTCTTTCTAATGTAGAGTTTACAGAAGATGGACAAGATCTAAAACAAGGTGATACCAAGTTCACTAAAAATATACCATTCATATTCGCTGGATTATCCAGATAGTAAATCATAAAACCTGAATAATATGCCTGAAGAATTACAAACAAGCGAAGAAACGAGTGTCATCGCACAACTGAAGCATAAATACAACTGCGACAGTATAATCCAAATTGACGTAAAAATAGCAGAGGGAGATATAGCCACCTGTTACCTGCAAGAACCAAGCCTTGAAGCTGAATTGTCCTTATGGGATAGCGGCATCTTAGGCAGAGGGATGGCAAGTACAGCATCTTCACAAGTCGAACTATTGATTTGTAAGGATGAAAGCGACCCCCGCATAACCACTAAAAATAAAAAATACTGGAAAGCTGTTGTTAGAGAGTTTCTGCGTATGAACGAGATGGCAGAGGCAACAGGAAAAAAAAATTAAACCAGTTAAGAGAAAATTCAGGCGGTGGGTGGGCGGACTATTTGCCCCTCATCGCCTATTATTTTAAATACAGGCTGGATGAGGTTTTGAGTTGGGATATAGATAAGTATTTGCAGCATGTGGTTTGGTTAGAAATATTAATGAAAAAAATAGGGCACATTAAAGATAATGGAACAGGGGGTTAAATATGTAGTTTCCTTAGAAGATGCGGGCGTATCATCAACCCTTCATGGTTGGGAACGTGATGCTATG